ATAATTACAATGAAAAATCAAATGGTAGGGATTGGTGATACCAGCCCTTCATACGCTCTTGATGTCAATACTACTGGCAGATTTACTACCGATCTTATAGTTGGCGGGAACCTAACAGTAGGCGATGGTGGCGCAGAGGATCAGAAGGTTGTCTTTGACGGTAATGCTCTGGACTTTCACGTTGCGCTTGATGACTCAGCCGATGATCTTGTGATAGGAACAGGGGCTACTGCGGGTTCAAATACTCTAGTATCTATTAATGGTGACGGATCGGAAACTAAGTTTAATCAGCCCAAGATTACGATTGGTGACGCGACTGCCGAAGATACTTACATAATCTTCGACGGAAATGCCCAGGATTTTCGTATCGGTCTGGATGACGGCACTGACACATTAGAGATTGGTGGTGGTTCAGCACATGGAACAGCCGCTGGCATATCTATGGATGTTAATGGTGATATGACGCTAGGTGGTGGAATCGCTTGTGCGGATGAGGTTATCGGAAGGCCAAGATTTACAGACTATGCCGAAACTAAGCAAGCAATGGCAGCAAATAGTGTTGATTTAACTCTTGGTAATGTCCAGACGTATACATTATCAGGAAATCAGACATTAACATTTGATAATCCATCTGATACTGGAAATGCTTGCTCTTTTACATTGATAGTTACTAATGGTGGAAGTGCAACATTAACATGGCCCGGAGCAGTAGATTGGGCCGGTGGAAGTGCGCCATCCTTAACATCTTCTGGGGTAGATATCCTAACCTTTACAACTATGGATGCAGGAACTATATGGTACGGATTCGCAGCAGGGTTAGATATGGGTTAATGGGAGATAGATAATGGCAAAAGAAACTGCAACATACATTAGCCAATTAGTAGCGACTAATCCTGTTGCCTCTGATTCTGTATCAGTTGGCGACGATCATCTTAGGATGCTCAAAACTGTCCTGAAGACTCAGTTCAGTGGTCTTACAGGAACAACTGCTATCAGCTCTTCTGAAGCAGAATTAAATATTCTGGATGGTGTGACGTCTACGGCTGCGGAACTAAATATATTAGACGGGGTAACTTCAACTGCTGCAGAATTGAATTATCTTGACCTTACTACTCTTGGTACATCAGCAGATTCAAAGGCACTTACGCAAGCATCAGGTGTAGTTACGATTGCTGGGGATGTAGTCGTTAGTGGCACAACTCCCAAGGTTACTATAGGTGATGCAGGTGAAGAAGATACAACCCTTCTGTTTGACGGCAATGCCAAGGATTTCTATGTAGCACTTGACGATAGTGCAGACAAACTTGTTATTGGCGAAGGTTCCACTGTCGGTACTAACAGCATTTTAACTATTACCGATGACACTGTAACTTTAGGCGATGGGGCCGCTGCTGATACCTATCTTAATTTTGACGGGAACGCAGTTGATTATCGTATTGGTCTTGATGACGGTACTGACAAGTTAGAGATTGGAGCGGGGGTTGCACATGGAACCACTGCTGCAATAGCTATAGATTCGGCTGCCGATATGCTCTTAGGCGGTTATCTTAATTTTCAAGATGAGCAAGCTATAAGACCAGAGATTAAGGACTATGCCGAAACAGTAAATGCGTTAGGTGATACTGGCGGTGGCACAGACGCTATTGATGTTTCTGCTGGTAATGTCGTTACTGCAACGGTATCGACAGGAACGCAAACATTCACCTTCACGAATCCTTCGGCTACAGGTAAAGCCTGTTCGTTCACATTGCATCTGACAAATGGTGGTTCACAGACTGTTAATTGGCCTGGTTCCGTAGATTGGGCGGGGGGTTCAGCACCCGATCTAACCTCATCCGGTCTGGATGTTCTTACATTCACAACAATAGATGCTGGTACAACATGGCTGGGATTCCTTGCCGGTGCTGACGTTAGTTAGATAGGGAGAAATTATGCCTTTAGGATCGAATAAAGTAGGGTTGATGGCTGCTGCTGGCGGTGAAACAGAGATAGAGGTCGAGTACCTTGTTATTGCTGGTGGTGGAAGTGGCGGAGCACGAAACAGTACCACTGGCGCAGGTGGCGGTGGTGCCGGTGGTTACAGGACTGATACAGGGTTTTCTGTTAGTGGCACAGTAACAGTAACTGTCGGGGCTGGTGGTGCTTCTGTAACAAATGCAAATGGAAATAAAGGGGCTAATTCCGTTTTTTCTTCCATTACTTCAGAGGGTGGTGGTGGTGGCAATGAAAATTCAGGGGCGGGAGGAGATGGTGGATCAGGTGGTGGCGGTGGTGGTGATGGGAGTTACGCTGGAGGTTCTGCTACAGCCGGTCAAGGTAATAACGGTGGATCGGGTGGTTCTGGATCAGGTTCTGGCGGTGGTGGTGGCGGTGGTGCTGGTGCTACCGGTAGTAATAATTCTGGCACTTCGGGTGGCAGTGGTGGATCAGGTACAGCCTCAAGCATTACTGGTGCTTCCGTAACCTACGCTGGGGGCGGCGGCGGTTCTGGAGGTTCTGGAAGTAATGGTAGTGGCGGCTCTGGTGGTGGTGGCGCAGGTAGTAAGACAGGGAATGCAACCGCAGGAACAGCTAACACTGGTGGTGGCGGTGGCGGTTCCCGTCAATCAAATAATTCTGGTGCTGGTGGTTCAGGCGTAGTTATCATAGCTTATGCTGATAGCTTAGGTGATCTTTCCGCAGTGGATAACGGGCTTACCGTGAATGGCTCTAGTGGAAATACAACGCCAAACACAGATAGAGGCGGGTATAAAGTATATAAATTTACTGCCGGAACTGGCACAATTACAATTTAGGGGTATGATATGAAATATGTAAAAGGTAGCGTTTTCCCGTACACGGAAAATCAATTAAAAACGGACAATCCCAATACCTCTTTCCCAAAAAATGCTCTTGAAAATGAAAATGTAAGGGCAAGTTATGGTGTAGAGGAAGTTTTGGAAACGGATATTCCAACTAAAAATGGGTACAAAGCTGTACAAGGCGAGATTGCCATTGTGGATGGGAAGAAGACTGAGGCATGGGACTTAGTTCTAAAAGAGGTTGGAGAATTATATCCTAAAGAAATCACTCAGGTTGATCCGAATCCTCCGGAGGGGCATTCGACATCTCATGGGACTCCAGAATTGGTTGGTGGTGAATGGAGGCAAACTTGGGTATATGAACAAGCATCTGGTATCGAAGCCAGAGTATTAGTTTATGGCCCAGTAGAAAAACAGATTGAGTTTATAACTGAGAATGGCCTAGAAGCATGGCAAACTAAAGTCGCAGAAATCAAGGCTAAATACCCGAAAGTCTAATGGCTCTAATTCCGATAGATCAGGTCGGACAAATTGGGATTGTCAAGGATATAAATGCCTGGCAACTGCCCCCTAATGTCTGGACGGATGGCAATAATATAAGAGCAGAGCATGGGGCTATACAGAAAACCCCCGGCTATAAGGAGGTTATGGCCTCCTGTCCTGTTGCACCTTACTACATAACTAATCTAGTAGCAGGGTCTACGTCTTACTGGGTAATCGGGGGGCTAACTAAGATTTATGTTCATAACGGTTCATCATGGACTGACATAACTCGATCATCCGGTGATTACAGTGCTACAGCCAGAGGTGGTTGGGTATCTACTGTATTAGCCGGTGTTCTCATTATGACCAATGGTGTTGATGACCCACAATTCTGGGCATTGAGTTCCGGTGTACCCGCTGTAGGTACCAGGATGGCAGACTTGACTAACTGGCCAGCGTCTACTGAATGTAAATCTATAAAAGCGTTCCGCTCCTTTCTGATCGCACTCAATATCACAGAGTCCAGCACTAAATATACAAATTTAGTTAAGTGGTCAACAGAGGCGGCTATACAAACCGTTCCATCATCATGGGATGAAACTTCTGCGACGGTCGATGCTGGTGAATACGAACTTGCTGATTCAAAAGGGGCCATACTGGATGGTCTTCCCCTGACAGACAAGTTTATGATTTACAAAGAGGATTCCATCTACCAGATGTCGTATGTTGGTACTCCTTTTATCTTTGCTTTTCGTCAACTATCCCCTACGATTGGCGCACTGTCTACAAACTGTGTAGCGGAGTTTGGGGATAGGCATTTCATTTTTGGTAATGGTGACATCTACATTAACGATGGAATGAAGATTGAATCTATCCTTCCCCATAAGATGAGGGATTATTTGTTCGGCAATATGAATGGCGATGAGCATGAAAAGTCATTTGTGGTTGCAGATTATGGAAATACTGAGATGTGGGCTTGCTATGTATCGTCTGGTAATTTAACAAACGTGCAGTGCGATAAAGCACTGGTCTGGAACTGGGCGAATCAAACATTCACAGAGCGTGATCTTCCAGAAACATCAATGATTGGATATGGGATTGAGGGTGATCCATTATCCTCTGCATCATGGTCTGCGGATACAAGTACATGGGCGAATAACTCACTGAACTGGAATACAGCGGGTGCATCAGCCTTCTCTAACACGGCTGGTAAATCTCTGGTGATGGCATCCGCAACTGACACTAAAATGTATCGGCATGAAACCGGAAACACAAAGGATGGAACCAACATGACATCCTACGTCGAAAGAACCGGCATAACTGTAGATGAATCAGGGCAACCTAATGCATCAACAGTAAAGAAGATTTTGTCTGTTTGGCCCAAGATGTCATCTTCTGATGCTAACACTGTGAACGTCTATGTAGGCGCACAGATGTCAACAGAGGAAAGTATTACATGGGAAGGCCCATATACATTTAATCCTGATTCACAATCAAAGGTTCCAGTTAGGGTTACAGGAAAATATATCGGTGTGAAATTTGAATCCACCGGAGATCAAACATGGAGATTGGACGGCTATTCTCTTGACGTTAAGAACGCAGGGAATAGAGGTTCCAAGATGAACTAATGGCTACTCATGTAGATAGAGTAGAAAGATCTGTAACCCACTATGAACCCGGCCCATTACCGGCAAATCCGGAAAGTCTAGGGTTATACCTTGTTACTGAATTAAAAAGGTTGAGTGACATCCTGTTAAACCAAGCGACATTCAGGCTGGAAAGAACACACGAAGCACCGGCAAGACCCAGAACCGGAGATATAAGATTTGCAGATGGGTCAGATTGGAATCCGGGATCTGGCGAAGGTGTGTATTGGTATGGCACAAGCTGGAATAAATTGTAAAGCCTTCTTAATCCACCCAACCGAGGTGGACGCAATCTGGCCCCACGTTGAGGGGCATCTGGAAAAAGCCACACCACATTCTGAGGGTGAGATGTTGCCCGAAGATATGAAACCACTGCTGGAAAAGGCAGAAATGCAATTATGGATCGCCGTCGAGGGCGGTGATGTTCTGGCTGCGATGGTCACACAACATATCCCTTATCCACGCAAAAGAGTTTTACGGGTCGTATCTATCGGTGGTGGCGACATGAACAAGTGGTTTCCGTTTTATCCAGAGCTTGAGAACTACGCCAAAAGTTCAGGATGTTCTCATCTTGAAGCCTGGGGACGCAAAGGTTGGGGGAAGATTTTGAAGGGCTGGACTAACAGTTATCATATTTTTACGAAAGAGATTTAGCTAAATGGCTTCAATTTATGAAACATATGTAGACGCTTATCCTGATCTAAAGGCGGCTTGGGT